GCCATGTTCCTACCCTGCTACGCTTTCCCCGGGACATCGTCCCGGATTGATTGGGGATACGGCGGTATGCCATTCCCCTGCCCTACAACTGTGTAAGAATTACACGGTGTATACTTGGTATCCAACTTCACCTGTATACTTGGTATACACCGGCCTTCGCTTTTACTTCGCCGCCGTGACTTTCAGGTTCTCAATCGCCCGGCGGATTCGCCACGCGTAGGCGTCGCACTGGCGAATCGTCAGCTCCCGCGTGCTGTAGATGTCGCGAATCGCCCGGTTCAGGATGTCGATGGCCAGTTCCGTTGCCGTGCGCTGTGTCGTTCCATTCATGATCGATCCTCCGGCGGTGACTATTGCAACTGCCGCGCCAGTAAGCCAGCGAATGGATTCAAGGGGTTACGGCGGGGGAACTGCCGCCACTGTCACAGAATAGGAATGCGCGATACACTTCTGTCGCGGGATAGAACACGCAAGCAATCGCCGTGCCAAGCCGAACGCCGGGTTAGTTCCGCATCTGGGCGCGTAACGTGCGCCTAAGGGGGGTAGGGGAGGGGGTGCCCCGGCAGAATCGCGGTCAGGGCACGGCTATGTAAAAGTTACATGATTCCTCAGCCGGGCGCGGAGGTGGATACAAAGTATCCATGTAAAAACGACACGGTGACAATTTCCGTCACCGGGCGCGGAGGGGGCGCTTAGCGGGACGAGAGGCTGATGTGCTCGTGATAGCCGTCAGAAATGTCGACGGATGGGGCGGCGATATAGTACGCCGCCACGCCTATCAACAGCGCGAGGAACAGGGGGATCACAGCGTAGAGGAGCACCAGTCGACGCATGGCGGGAGCGGCTACATTCGTGTGCCGGGCAACGGCCCCGGCGCGAGGGTGACACGCTGCTCCCGTTCCCGCCGTCCGTCGGAGGAATTGTAGTGCTGAACGATGTCCACTGCCGCCTGCAGCATGCCATACGACAGGATGTAGTTGTCGAGGGGGGCGGAGAGAGACACGGAGCCGTTGTCTTCGAGGGTGATGGTGATGATGCACTGGGGCATGGGGCTACGCCTTCCCTTCGTGTGACGCGAGCAGTTCAGTTTTCTTGTCCGACCCCGCGGAGGAGCCGAAGTAGTAGGTGATAATCGCCGTCCATGCGGTGGACAGGGAGCCCAAGAGGACGAGGAGGGTGTCGTGAGCCGCGGGACGGACGTCGACTTGGACGATGTAGCCCAGCACGCCAAAGAAGCCGACGGTGACCGCGTAGGCGAGGATACGAGGGGTCCAGTCACGCACGACGGTTTCACGTTGCCTCGCACTGGCACGATCCGCTGCCGCCAACGCTTCCATCCGCTCGACGGAATCGAGGTCCAGCTTCTTCATCTGTTCCTGAAACAGCAGTTCCTGTTCCTTCAAGGCCACCATCTGATCGCCGGTGAGCTGGCCGGAGTCAATGGCTTTGGAAATATCCTCCACGGTGGCGCCATCTTTCAGGTTCAACGCCTTCCCGATGAGGCTACTGGCGAGGTTGCCGAAGGGGCCGGGGAGCGCGGAGGTGAGCAGGGGCGCCGCGACGGACAGGATCGCTTTGAGGTTGAAGGCCATGATGACAAATCTCCTATTGGCAAAGGGTTAATGGAGGTGTAGGATGTGACTATTATGCCTCCTCCGGATGATCGGCAGCCGTCGCGGGGACGGACGTTTGTCCGCCCGTGGCGACCGGTGGGTCAAAGGGAAGGGCTGTCGGTGTATCTGGAGTGTCGGCAGAGCGCTGGGTGGTCCGGCGGCGTCTTGGTCGTCCGGGCGCGGGCGATGCCGGACGACGAGACGGGGACGCTGCAGCCGGTGAGTCTGAGTCTGCGGGACTCGAAGATTCTGGAGCGATTACAGGCGGAACAGACGCCACTGCCTCTGCCTCCGGAAGGGGAGCAGGAGGATGGGGCGTGACGGGTGGCGTGACCCGCACCCGCATGATCCGCTGTTGAGTCCGCTGGACGATGATCTTGCTGATCTGGTAGGAGACATACTCGGGGAAACGGCGCGAATCCTTTGGGGCGAAGATGACGTCGATGGTGCCAGCGGCGGTGTTGTGCTGGATGACGTCCCCATCGTAGAGGGTGATCAGGTCTTTGATCCCGAAGTCGAAGACAAACTCGACGTCGGTGACGGTGAGGTCGCGGAACTGTTCGGTCTGGAGATTATCAATGCTCATATCCGGAGAGTCTGCAAGGCCCGTGCCAAGGGGCGAGGACGGGGAGCCGGTCTACGTTGAACTGCAGAATCTCCTGCAATGGCGGGAGGAGTTACGGTATTGGTACGCGCAGGCGATTTATCGGAATGGGTGGTTCGTCCTCAAAGTCGGACAGTGTTGATGGCGGCATGGGAATTGCAGGGAGATAGGGAAATGGCCAACGCAAAGGATGTCGCGAGAAAGGTCGTCTTCCGGACGACGGCGAACCCCAAGAAGCGGGGAGAGGTGACGGAACCGGAGAAGGCGTTGATCAAGCAGCTGGTGCTGGATAATCCCGGGCCGTTGACGAAGACACAGACGGCAGCGTTGGCGAAGGTGACGAGGAGAACGGTAGAGCAGGTGCAGGCGGTGATCGAAGAGGCCGCGGTGGAGTTTGCGGAGAGCGCGAAGGACTATGTCTGGCTGCATAAGCAGGCGGCGTCAGATGCCTATGCCACGGGGGACTTCGAAACGGCGGTGAAGGCGGCGCAATGGGCGATTGAAAAGATGGGCAAGGGCAAGGCAAGGATCGTGGAGAACGTCAAGACGCCTACCGGGGAGGGCGGGACGAAGATCATGATCGGGATCAAACTGGGTGGAATGAATCCCAATCAACTCCCAGAAGACACCGTCGTGGAGGGGGTCATTGAACCCCCGGGGGAATGCGACTAGTAGCTCACCCTCCTACTCCCCCCCCCTTTCATAGGGGGGGGTAGGGGGGTAGCGGGCATCGGCGCTATGGCCAACACAGAGTCGAGAGAAGCGTGCTGGAACTGCGGGGAGAACCCTGTAGTCACCGTCGTCACGACGACGAGGGGTAAGGGCAGGGGACTGTGTCGGGACTGCTTTGAGAGCAGTGTGATCCTCAAGAAGCCGGATGGGAACGGGGGCACGGTGGATTTTGCATGGTATACGCCGCAGCCGCATCAGAAGCCGTATCACAGCAGCAATGCGCCGAACCTCCTCGCGCTAGGGACCCGGGATACGGGCAAGTCGACCATGATGCGGAAGGATGCGATCATCCGCTGCATGACCTTCCCCGGGTTCAAGGCGTTGGTGATCAGGAGAAAGATGCCAGACCTCCGGAAGTCCCACCTCCGCTTCATCGGGCAGGAAATGCATCAGTTGGGACGGGAGGTCGGGTATTACAGGGAAAGCACCTTCGACGTCGTCTTTACCAACGGTAGTTTCATCCAGTTCAGCCACTGCGAGAAGATGTCGGACATCGAAAACTACCTATCGAGCGAGTGGGATCTCATCGTGTTCGACGAAGTGTCGACGTTTCCCTTGCAAATGTTCCTGACGATCAGTGCAGCCGCGAGAAGTGCGGACGACGCCCCGTGGGTGGCGTTGGTCCGGTGCGGCAGTAACCCTCTCGGCCTCGGCGCGGCATGGATGAAGGCGTGGTTCATTGATCACAACGTGGATCTGGTGGAATACCCGGACTACGACCCGGACGACTTTGAAATGCAGTTCAGCACGTTGGACCAGAACAAGTACAGCAACCGCGAAGCGTATGAGAAGCGGCTGAGGGTACTCCCACCGCATATCCAGCGGGCATGGCTGAAAGGGGAGTTCGTCATCGAAGGCGCGTATTTCGAAGACTTCAAGCCCTCCGATGCCGACGACCGGCCATGGCATGTCGTCGACGACCTCCCGACGTGGCCCAACCGACAGGGCATCCCGACGAACCCCCTCGACCTTGGCTGGATTTCGGTATACCGGGCGATCGACTGGGGGTTCAACCCAGACCCGGCAGTCTGTCTCTGGATCATGGTTCTGCCGAATGGGCATGAGATCGCGTTCAAGGAGCGGCACTGGAAGAAGACGCTGGCGAAGGATGTGGCAAGGGATATTGTGAAGGAAAGTGCAGGTATGCATATCCCGGAAACGTTCTGCGACGCATCGATGTTCAGCAAGGATGGGAACGTCGACTACAGTATCGCGGAAACGTTCGAAAACAACGGCATCAGCCTGACACCGGTCAGGAATGACCGGAAATTGGCGGGGTATGCGATTTGTGAGCATCTGAATTCCGTCATCGTGGCGAACGGCGAGATGAAGGATGGGACGGTGAGGAAGCATCCGAAGCTGCAGATTCTCTTCCCCGACTGGGGGCGCGGGTGTAAGGAACTGATTCGTACCGTGCCGCTGATGGTGCGGGACGCCCTTGATCCCGAGAAAATCGCCGCGGGGGAGGATCACTGGGTGATCGCGTTGGCGTATTTCTGTATGGGGCGGGCGGCGCCGAGTCACGACCCAATACGATCAGAAGTGCCCTACTGGATGCGGCGAAAGGCCAAATCTCGCCGTATTCCCAACCGTGTGTGATGATAGAATACGAAGGACTGCCTTATGGCCCTGAACAAGAACAAGTCGAAACCCACGGATCCGGAAACGCCCGCCGCGGATCCCATTGAAGAACTGAACAAGAAAGTCGCGAAGTCACTGCATGGCCGCGTGGAAGTGGCGGAGAAGCAGCGGCGGGATTTGACCAATACGTGGCGGCGGAACGTCGAGCTGCTGATGGGGGATATCGGCACCCGGACGGCGGTGGGGGCGGATATCAATACGGGGGATGACGACGATCTGCAGTCGGAGATCAATCCGGACTGGTATCTGACGAAGACGAAGCGGGCGAATCTGTATAGCCAAGTGCCGCAGGTACAAGGCACACATGAGAATATGCAATACGCGGCCGCGATTCCGCCGTTCATGAAGCAGCTGAATTATGAACTGGGCGAGAAGCGGAGCAACGTCGGCGTGGCGATGTTCGAGACGCTGGCGGATACGATCAATGCGGCGGGCATTGGGTTCGTCATGGTCGACTACGTGGCGAGGTTTGATGAGGTGGATGTTCCGGCGATCGATGTGTCGATGCTGAGCCCGGATCAGGTGCAGATGGGAATTAAGGCGGGGCTGATTCCCATGATCAAGGCGCCGAAGATGGTGTCGGATAAGTTTCCGATCACCCGCATCGCGCCCTTAGACGGCATTTGGCCTCCAGACTTCGCGGGAAGCAATTTTGACGACGGCGATTTCGTCGGCTACCGCGGCAGGGTCAGCGAGGCCGATGCCGCGCATATGTTTGATCTGGACGACGAGCAGCTGCAGAAGGCGGTGACGACGTCGGGGTCGGGTAGGGACGAGACGTTACGAACCAGTAACACCGAAGCGCGCGACCGCCTGAGCAAGAAGGTGGTCGAGTTCGACCGGATCTTCTATTGGCGGCATCGGTTTGACAAGAACGAAATGTCGCTGAAGGCGATTTGGGAGATCGTGTGGGTGAAGGGGATCAAGGAGCCCGTCAAGCACGAGCCGTGGAATGGGCAGCGGTATGACGAACAGACGGGCAAGTATGTCGGGAGTTGTAAATTCCCCGTCCGCATCTGCACGTTAACGTATATCAGCGACAACCCCATCGTGCCCAGTGACACGGAGGCGGCGAGGCCACAGACGAACGACCTCCGCCGGTCGAGAACGCAGCTGTTCCAGCAGCGGCAGCGGGCGATTCCCCTCCGCTGGTTCAACGTTAACCAGATCGGGCAGGACATCCAGAGCCAGATCATGGACGGCACGTATCAGGGCTGGCTGCCGGTAAATGGCACGGGAGAACGGGCGGTCGGGGAAGTGGCGCGGGCGAGTTACCCCTCGGAGAACTTCGCGTTCGACCAAGAGACGCAGGCGGATCTGATGAATATGTGGATCCTGCCGCCTGCCGCGATGGGCCAGATGCCCGCGGGCCGGAAGACGTCGGGGGAAGTGCAGGGGGCGAATGCGGGGTTCGGCACGGTCATGGGCGCGGAGAAGGCGCGGGTGCAGCAGTTTTTCCTCAGCATCGTTGAGGTGTTGGCGGGGTTTCTGGCCCTGTATAGCGAGTTCGACATCCTGACGGCGGAAGAAAAGCAGCGGATGGAACAGACGTGGGATCGGCAGCATGTGCTGCATGACCTCGTGCTGAACATTCGGCCGGATGCGATGATCGCACTAGATCCGCAAGTTCGTATTCAGCGGCTGTCACAGTTCCTGAACCTGACCGTCAAGTCGGGTTACGTCGCGCCGAAGTCGATCATCATCGAGATGGCGGAATTGACGGGGCTAGATCCCAACATCGTCGTCGTCGACCCGCAGCCGAAGCCGCCAGATGATCCGCAGATTTCCTACCGTTTCAGTGGCAAGGACGACCTGACGAACGTCATGGTCCTCGCGACGTTGATGGCGAAGGGGCACGTTCCGACGCCGGAGAACATCAACCAAGCGAAGTTACTGCTGCTGGATGCGGCAAATCCGCAGCCCCAGCCACCTTCAGCGCCGGGAGGTCCGGGCGTGCCGGGGCAACCCCCCGGTCCCGGCGGACCCGGTGGTCCTCCGGCTGCGGCGCCGCCACATCCGCCGATGGCACAACCTTTGCATCCCGCAGAGGCGGAGAACCATGCGGGTTGGGCGTTGGCGAGTAAGGTGGCAAAGAGATCGAGAGATATGAACGGGGGCGCGTGATGCCGCGGTGGGATTTTGAGTGCCCGGTGGATGGAACGGTGGTGGAACGGGTGTATCCATCCGTCGACGTCGCGGACAAGGCGACGGAGATCTGCCCGGTGTGCGTGGCGAAGGGCACGTCGCAACGGCTGGTGCGGAAGACGCCAGTGACGACATTCGCCATCGCCGGGTTCAGCGAAAAGAACGGCTACGGGGTGCGGGAATGAGGATGGTGGACTGCAAGTGCCCCGAGTGCGGGGATGTCTACGTCGATGTCCTGCTGCGTGCCCGGGACGACGAGGGGAACTATATCTACCCCGCCTGCCGCTGTGGGGCGACGGTGGCACGGGTGTATCTGCAGGGACACAGCCATGGTGTCGTGAGCGATGACATCAAGGGCGGGGTGTTCTACGCGAAGAATGGCATCTGTAACCCTGACGGGTCGCCGAAGCGGTATACGAAAGTGTCGGAGATGAAGCGGGACGCGAAGGCGATGGGGCTCGTGCAGCACGTTGAGCATCAGGGTGGCAAGGGGAGCGACAAATCTCGTCACACGCAAAGATTTATTTAACGATTTGTCTAAAATCGACGTGTTGCCCGTAGTGGGCAACATCGCCGTTTGTCCGAAATAACTCACAACCTTCGGACAATCACGTAACCTTTCGATAAAGGAGATCATCATGGCAGACGCAGCAGAGAAGTCGACGTTCGATACGATCATGGCCTCCCTCGACGGCGTGGAGGGCGGGGACGATTCTGGCGACACGCCCGACCCGGCGGACGGGACGGAGACGGAAGGGGACGTCGAAAGCGATCCGGGTTCCGGCGACGCGGAGGGCAATGGCGGCGACGAGGACGATGACACGTCCGGCCCGGGGGATCGGAACGATGCGGGGGACGATGAGGGCGGCGAGGAGGACGATGACGAACCCGTCTCGCAAACGCCTGAAGAGAAAGCGGTTGCGGACGCGGCAGCCGCAGCGGCAGGCGCGGATGAGTTCGATAAGCTGCTGGATGAGTATGGGTTCCGGGCGCCAAAGGCGGGGAAGAAGGACTACCTCATTCCTCAATCGCGTGTGCGTGCCCGCGTCAAGACGGCGTTGAAGAAGCATGCGGGGCGGTTCGAGGCGGAACGAACGGCGCTGCAGGGGCAGGTCGCGACGTCGAAGCAACGTGTCACCGACGCGGACACGGTCGAGGCCATGATCAACGAGGGCGGCAAGAGCGTCGACAACGCCCGTAAATACTTGCAAACACTTGCCGCCGTGCATCCGGCGTATGGGGAGCTGCTGAAAACGGTGGGGGAGTCGGCGCCGTCCGAGGCGATGGCGAAACTCGGCGCGATGCCCGGGCCGGACGTCCAGTATGAGGACGGCAGCGTGGGGTATTCCCCGGCGCAGCTGACCAAGCGGGACGAGTGGCTGATGTCCAAGGCGGCGTTGCAGGCGAGGGAATCCCTCACCACCGAGTTCAACAGCCGCATGACGCCGATTGAGAAAGAACGGGCGGCGAGGGCACAGGCGGCGAAGGATGCGCCGGTGATCGAGGCACGGCTGCAGTATCTACGGAAAACGTGGGGATCACACTTCGTGGAAGATGAGAAAAAGGGGCCGGAGGGGTCGGAGATCCTGAAATACCAGCGGGATCACAAGGTGCCCTTCCTCGACGCGGTGGCGGCGGTGATTCTGCCAAAAATGGTCGCCGACCGGACCAAGATGCGGCAGGAGATCCTGAAGGAGTTAAAGGGGAAGAAGGCGAAGGCGGGCAGGGTGGTATCGCAAAGCAGCACGGCGGCGCGGCAGACGACGGATGAGCCACAGTCGACCGGGCAGACGATTCTCGCCGCGTTGGAAAAAGCGGGCCTGTAAGAAAAAGGGGACAGTAGCCTTGACGGCTGCTGTCCCTTTCCGATAACATACCAATCACGATGGCGACGACGTAATCGTCGCAACCCGCCAGCCGCCCCGCGAGACGGACGGTCAGTGAACCTCGACTGCGATCGAGGGAAGACAAGATTACTGAACCGTTTTCTCGTAAAGGGGATCACACATGGCTTTGACCATCGGACAGATTGTTGCAGTTTCATACCCGGAAGTCCTTGCGAACAAACGCAAGGCGGCGAATCAGTGGGCGGAGAGCGCCTTCCTTCGCGAACTGGAGCGGCAGGGTGCCATCGACCGTCGCGACCTCGGTGCGACGATTGAGGCTCCGCTGGACTATCAGCGGAATCCCGGCACGGTCATTCAGGCGACTGACCTTCAGCCCCTCTCGCTGACCAAGACGGAAGTCATGACGGCGGCGTCGTATTCGCCCGCGGAAGTCGTGGCGCCGATCACATGGTCGAACCTCGACGAAGTGCAGAACCCGACCAAGAACCAGAAGGTCAAGCTGGTCGAGGGGCTGCTCGACAACGGCATCGAGTCGCACGACGACATTCTGGAACAGGCGCTGTTCACCACGTCGACCAACGGCTTCCTTGGCCTCCGCACGCACATCGCGGACAACGGACAGGGCAGCGACGGTGGAATCGACAGCGGCACGAACACGTTCTGGCGCAATCAACAGAGCACGTATGTGGACGACACGGACATCGAGTCCGCGTTCACGATCGTCTACAACGCGTGTGCCAAGGGTAGCGGCGCGAAGCTGGTCCCGACACTGATGGCGTCGGACGGCACAACTCAGGCCCTGTTCGAAGGCACGCAGCAGGCGCTGCAGCGTTGGGTGGATGAGGATGAACTGAAGGCGGGTTTCAAAGTCATCGCCTTCAAAACCTGCCGCTACGTCTTCTCGCAGTACGGCGGCACGCGGGTGTTCTTCGTCAACCCGAAGAACTTCAGCCTCGTCGTGTCGAAGGGTTACTTCCGCCACCGTGGCGAGACGATCCCCTTGGAGAACGCGACGGGATTCACGACTCGGATCTACACGGCGTGCCAGACGGTGACGAACAACCGTTCGCGGCTGGGTTTGGCCCACACGTAAAGAGTGATGGGTTTCAGGGGCGGTGAGTAATCCTCGCCGCCCCATTTTCGAAACTTTTCGGAACAGGAGATACGAACATGGCTGCAGGCAACAAAGTCGGATACGCGATGGCGAGCAAGGGGCTCCTGACGGATCAGGATGCCTCGCAGCGCAATCAGCTGGGCGCTCGCTATTTCGATGACAACGGGAACGAGTACATCTACCTCCAGTATGCGGCGTCGAGTTCCATCGCCGCCGGGGACTGGGTCGTCTACAACAACGCGACCGCACAGGCGAGCTTTACCGCGATCCAGCTGCCCACATCCGCGACGTGCGGACCCGTGGCGGTGGCCATGGCCGCGGCGCTGAGTTCGGCGGGGTTCGGCTGGTTCCAGATCTTCGGTCTGACACCGACGACGACGAACATCGCCACGGGCAGCGCGGACGGCAGCGTTCTCGCTCTGAGCGGCACGGCGGGTCGTATGGTTGTGGGTACGTCGGCGACAAAGACACTGGTTGGGGCCGTGGGCGTCGGTTCAGCGACAAGCAACAAGGGCACCGCGTTCATCACCTATCCGTATCTCTTCGGCGCGGACCCGGTCTAACGTCAACTCAGGGGTGGCGAGGAAACTCGCCACCTCATTCGTCTAACGAAAGAGGGAGAGTATCATGGCTCGATCACTGGGTCCTCGTTGGAATGGCTACATCGACATGGTGGCAGTCCGTTCCGGCACGGGCGACATCATCAACAAGTCCAAAGCAACGGGACTGCAAGTCGACAGCGGCGACAGCTTTCAGCTGAAGTTCAACAGCAACGGCAGCGTGAGAACGTTGACCGACACCTCGTCCGCACAGACGATCACCGGCAAGACGTTCTCCGCGAACATCGAGAGCGACACGAAAGTGCTTGCCGCCACGGCGACGTTTACCAGCAATTCCGTCCTCACGGGCCTGACCGGGTTCTCGTGGACGGTGGTGCCGGGCACGTATCAGATCGAGATCGACCTGTTCACGACACAGACGACGAACGGCGGGTTGAACGCGGCGTTCAAACTCACCACGGCGGTGTTGACCAGCCTTGCGTCGATGGCCCAGCAGGGGGTTACCGCAACCTTCTCGCAGCTGGCGGAAGTGACGGCGACAGCGGATCAGACGTCGTTCATCAACAACAAGACGGCCGCGTATACGCAGTCGTATGTGTCGGGGTCGATGGTGGTCGGGACGGGTGGCACGTTTGCCATTCAAGTCGCGCAGAACACGTCGAACACGGACACGACGTCCATCCTGCTCGGCAGCTGGGCTCGCGTTACCCGCGTCCTGTAATGTGGGAAGGGGAGGGAACGATTCCTTCCCCTTACTCCTTTTCCAAGAGGTAGACTCACATGTGGGGACGGCAAAAGAAACAGGCGTCTGACCAGTTCGCGGGGTCACTGAACGAGGCGAGGATTGCGTCGACCGCGGGTGGGGGCACGGCGTTGTCTACGTCCGCGGCGATCATCGGCATTCCCAACAACATCGGCCACGTCGAAGCGGTGGTGAGAAATTTCGCTAGTTCCGCAGTGGTGGCGAAGATCGCGCTGAACCCCTGTCTGGCGTTACTGAAGACGACGGACGACAAGACCTTCGTCGACGGCACGGTGACGGGACAGCAGAACCCGGCGGGGTCAGGATTCGTTGTCGACAATCTGCCTGCGAGCACGGGGCGGATCTACATCGGCGCGCATGTGCCGTTCCGCGGCGTGCGGGTCACGATGGGCGGCACGGTCAACGCAGTGGTAAGCACGTTGACCAACCAGTTCTGGAATGGCACGGCATGGACGGCGGTGTCGGGGGGCAGTGACGGCACGGCATCCGGCGGCGCGACGCTGGCACAGAATGGCGACATCACCTTTACCGTGCCGACGACATGGGCCGCGGCGCCGTTGACGGATGGAATCCCGATCTTCCCGCCCGTGGGCGTGCAGAACAATTCCATCAACCGCCGCCTGTGGACGGAATACGCGGGACTGCCGCTGTTCTGGCTGCGGCTGACGGTATCGGCGACGCTGACGGCGGGGACGGTGATCGCGACGGCGTTTTCGATGAACCGGGACACGACGCACTACGCGGAGTTTCTGGAGAACTCCCTCCTCGCCTTCCGGACGGAGAAGACGATTGGGGGCATTGGCGCGATCGAGGCGTTGACGGACGCGGGCACGGCAAGTTTGATCGTCAACTGCTACGCCGACAACCCGACGGATCAGTTCTAAGGAGACGGCGATGTTTGGACAGCTACGGGCGGCGTTGACGGGTGGGTTCTTCGCGGGGGTGATCGTTGGACTGCTGCTGGGACCGGTTCCGGCGATGGCACAGACACGGCCCGCGACGCTGATTCCCACAAACGCGAAGTTCACCACGGTGACGGTGACCGGGCAGATCACCGCACCGGTCGGGTCGAATTCCGCGCCGTCGTATACGTTTACCGGAAACACCAACACGGGGTTCTACAGTGGGGGTGCCGGATCTGGCGCGGTGATCTTCGCGGGGAACGCAACCCGACCGGTGGAGTTTACCGGAAGCGGAGTGTTCATCGCCGCGGATGGAGTGCTGGCGATGTCCGCGACCAACGGCAACGCGACGGCGGCGCTCGACTCTGGTCTTAGTCGTATCGGCGTAGGCTCCGTGGCGGTTGGGAACGGGACGAACGGGAATACGACAGGAAAGATCACCGCGACGTATGTCAGTACGGGGAGCGGCATGGCTGTGGCGAACGTGGCTGCGAATAGTTGCGGGACGACGGCGGCAACGATCGCAGGCGGGAACAATGCGTTTGTGATTACCGTCGGCGCGACGTCGGGAACACAGTGTCGGGTGGCCTTTACCTTTGCCGCGGCGAATGAATGGGACTGCGTCGAGGAAGATCAGACAACGGCGAGCCTTGCGGGACGGAAGGTGACGCCGGTCGATACGACGCATACGGATTTCTTCGGCACCTACGGCGCTGGCGACAAGATTACGGGGATCTGCTTCCCCCGATAGATTCGGGCATACCGCCCGATGCAACCGTGGGCATGGGGACCAACTAACCCGTGCTCACACCCGGCTCCTGCCGGAAGGATGGACACGATGAGCGAGCAGAACAAGGCGGCGGAGGGGACCAGCAGCACACCCGTAGTTCTTACCATGGAAAACCTGCAAGCGTTGGCGGCGACAATCACGCAGGCGGTGATGGCGGGACTGAAAGCACAGCAGGGGAGCGTGCCGGACAACCTCGGGGAGACGATTGGGAATGCCGTGGCGAGTGGCATGTCGGCAAGCACCCGGCGCCGGGTGACCGTCGGCGAATACCTCGCCCGGATGAACGCGGGGAGGCCCAGTCTGACCCGGATCTGCTGGCAGAACGACCACGAGATTCGGGAGACGGTGCTGTCGGCGGAGGAGATCAACCTCCTGAATCAGATACATCGGTCGGGACGGTATGTCGACCGGCTGGTGCAGGTGATCATCGGCTTCGATGCGGGTGAGGAAGTGGTGTATATCCGGTATCATGACAAGGGTGATCATAAGTTCGCCCTCACCGGCGCGGGCGTGAAGAACTTCGCGACGATGCTGAAGATGATCCTCGCGGAGCAAGCCGCGGAGGATGCGGAAGACGAGCGGGAAGAGGCACGGACGGGACGGCCGGTGACGCTGAGAGCACGGGCGTTCGGGTCGGGCAAGGCGACGCGGGAAGCGGAGCAGGCCGCGGGGAAGAAGTAGCATGGCGACGGTGATCAGCTTCGGGTATGACCACGGGGGTCCGCCCGAAGCGGATTACGTCGAGGACGTAAGAGGAGAACACTATAACCCGTCGGATTGGGCGGCGGCGGGGAAAAGAATCGCGGGCAAGGCGAAGGGTAAGGGGAAGATCGCCATCGGGGACAAGCATGGGAACGTTCGGGCGCCGAAGATTGCGGAGCATGTGGCAAAGCATTTAGGGGCCAAGGTGAGCCATCGAGACAAAGGAAAGAGAGCCGTTATGCCGATGTTGCCGGGAAAGAGTCAGTCGGTGATCAGCGAGAATATCAGGGAAATGCGGAACGCCGGGCATCCGGAGGATCAGGCGGTGGCCGCGGCGATGAGGAACGCGGGCAAGCCGAAGAAGATGAAGGGCATGAAGAAGACGAAGATGAAGAAGATGAGCATGCCCAAGATGCCGAAGATGCCGCACATGGCCTAGGCCGTGGCCGACATCCGGGACGACGTTCGGCGGTATCGGGAGCAGGGGCTATCCGAAGCAGACGCGATTAGGAAAGCGGCGGCGGCTGGGAAGGCGAAGCCTGCGCCGGAGGAGGTTGACGGTGACGACGCCGTCGACTCCGAGGTCGATGACGAGGCAGAGGATGCGGAGGTATCATC